GTGCTTGATTTAAACGACTTTGATTTTGATAATTTAAATCAGCCTGTAACCGAGTTTGCTTTTCAGTAAAAGCATTTTGAGTATCTTGGCTTGCGATTGGCATTGCCGCATCGAGCATTGCACGTTGCGCCGCCTCAGCGCCAATAGTAGAGTTTTGCAAGCCTCGATTAGCCGCAATTCTCTCCCCTTTTGCCACTGCACTATTCATCAATAATGAATTGCCATTTAGAATATTGGCAACATTCCCCGCCATTGTTTGAGAATTATCTTTCTCAGGCGTTGGCGAAATAGTTGGCGCTTTAGGCTGTTTTCTTAACGCATCAGACATTGATCCTAGAATTGACATATATTCTCCCAAGAATGAAAAAAAAGCCGCTATTTAGCGGCCTCTTGTTGAAAATCATCGGTATATTGTCGGCGGTAAACCTCACTGAAATAGGAATCCTTACAGTGATTGCGGTCAAAAAATACCGCATTGATCAATATATGAATTACACGCCATCGTTTGCGAGGATGCTCCGATAATACTGCGCCTCGATAAGCACGGCTTGACAATGTTTCATCAGCAGCGCCACCAGTGATAGCGTTAAACAACTGATCGATTGCAATAATGACATGGTAAAACCATTTTTTTACTTTCTCTTCACTAACCATTATTTACCCTCCAAATGCTCTTGATACGTTTTCGACCAGCCTGATGACCAGTTATAATCTTTCGGATTAGCTGATTGCTCTAATAGCAGTTTGTGCATATAGGCATTTTCATGCATTTTCTCTTTGAGTGTTTTTGCAGCGTTCCATACTGCCTTAAATTCCTCAAAATGAATCACTTGAGCAGTGTTATCCGCACAAATTAATGTATAGGTATTATCCTTTCCGTTTAAGTCAAAATCAGCCTTAATCTCAACCAACGTACTGCGGCCTTTATCATCTGTATCAACCCATTTATTAATTGCCGGAACGAAAACGCCGCCATTTACGCACGCATCACGTTTTGCATTTATCTCTGCTCGAATATCATCTTTTTGCTTTCTGATTAATTCAGCTTTTTTCTCAGCCGGGATAAACCACTCAGCCCCATTCCATTCATGAAATTCGCTTGGCTTAGGAGTGTTCACAAATTTTCCGTTGATAACGTATAAGCCATTTAAGCTATCCTCTTTAGTGTCAATCTCAAACACACCGCAATTAAGCGGGAATAACGATGATACATCACGAGAACTTGAAATAATCAGCCCACTATCATCAAACATTACTTTAAGCGTATTCACTGAGAATTGAGATTGTGATTCATACCAATCTAGCCCATTTTCATCTTTAAGATAAATCGCACTTTCCCCGAAAGGTTTAACTTCAGGATTGTAAGGAGTGAATTTCTTAATGTATTGCATTATGTATATCCTTTAAGCGTTAGAAATTGTAATCCATTGTCCGTTTATATGTTTTTGGATAGGTCTGAAAACACCTGTTGCATTGTCAAATCTATCGCCAATGTCTCTGAATCCAGTTACGATATAGCCAGCGCCAACCGCACCTTCTGAATTTAAGTCACGGAAAAGTCTCTTTGTTACCAACGCCCCTAACCGAACATCAGAAACAACATCAGAAGTTAGAGCTAATGTACCGCCCTTATCAGGAAAATACATATCATATTTTCCCTCATTCCATAGCTTAAAGCGGCCATTATTGTACTCAAATCTTGCGCTTTTCCCATCTTGTCTATTGATGTGTAACCCGCCAAGCCCGCCTGATTGTTTAACGCTTACAAAATTAAAATCATTTTGGTGCGCTTTATTTAGTGATCGATCTAACGCTGTTTTAACGTCTCCGGCAACCCAAAGTTTTTCTGCATCTAATGTAGCGCTAAATTGACTAGCGTTAGGTAAACCACCAAAATGTAAACTGCCGTTATTGTTAAATCCAATTACGCATTTTTCGTTGCCAATAACTGCGTCGCCAGAAAATCTAATAGGCATGCGCCACGTATAACTACCAATCCTATATCTATCTGTCGCACCGGAAAATGACAGTGTCCCTGACATACTATCGCCATTTTTTGATACAACATCGTTAGTATATGCAATAACTCCACTTTTTTTAGGAAAGTTGGCTACAGCGATGTTGTCGCCCTGTGGTGTGCGGTAAACTAAAGTCAATAAGCTATTGTCATTGTGAGGATTTCCTTCGATTCGAACATAATAGCCATCATTATTGTATAGATTTAGCCCACTATAATTACCTTTTTTAAATGATAAATCACCTGTCATTGTATCGCCTGATTTATTAACTGCCCAACTTCTGTATGCAACAGTATCGCCATCTCCTGATATTGCTGGAAATGCTAGATAAACACGTTTTCCAGTATTGTGGTTGTATAGCATATTAAATCGGCGATTCGCATCTTCATGCGAATTAGGATGGACTTCTAATTGCCAATACCCTTGAGATGCCCCAAACTGGAAAGCACTCCATCCTGATGGATTTGCAGCTTTCAATGTACCATTTATTGTAGTATTGCCATCCTTAGGAACTTTGTTATCTGCGTTATTATTTGCCTCAACGGCTTTATCATACGCTTTTTTGACTGCTAGGCTTGTCGCAACGTTATCTTCACTTGTTGAATTAATGCTGGATGAAAGTTTAGATATAAGAAGATATTTCGTTAGTGATGTTTGCACTGTTGCAATCATCTGTGCTAGTTTTTTACCAGCTTTTGCGGTTAAACCTAGGCTTTCACTTTCTAAACCAGTATCGTTAGTGAGCAACACAATGCCTTTAGTTCGAGTGTCGGCGCTCGGAACATGAAGTATTTTAGTGTACTCCACTTCTCCATCTGCTAGACTTCTAGCTTTTTCAGCCGATTGCGCAGCCTCTTCAGCTTTACTTGTGGCTATATCGGCATTGTTTTTGGATGTAATTGCGGCTGATGATGCAGTTGTTTCAGATTGTGCCGCTTTAGTTGCATAGTGATACGCTGAATATTTATCGCCTTGTACCACTTCATTGACTGGATTAGCGGCCCATTTATGAGCCATGTTTTCAGAATTGGCAGCCGCTTGTTGGCTGCTTTGTGCGGATGCCGCCGCTTGCGTTGCAGTGTTAGCTTTTTGAGTTGCAGTCAAAGTATTTGTAGCAACAGATTGCGTATTTTGAGCAACTTGTTGAGCTTTGGTGGTAACATCATCTCTCGCATTATTCACGCTCTTTTCTGTTTCAGTGAGCATTTTGAGCGGTACTGGGTGCATCGGATCGGTTGGCTCGGGAATTAATGGACTTTCTTTAAACCCTTTCCCATCATCTCGCATCTCAGGAATGCGCTCAAAACTCGTTTGAACTGCATCAAATTCATCAGATACAGCTTGCCCGTCCGCTTTTGTGTATGGAGTAAATTGATGTTTGCGTTTATACCAGCTTTTTTTAGACACGATAATTTCTCCGGGTGATATAGTTTAAGACAAGTCCACTTATTTCAAATTGTGGAGAGTAGATTGATGAGCCGGCAAACGATAAAGCAATATTGCGGCTATACCCTGATAATTGAAGTGTTGGCGTTGAATAATCCTCAGCAGACCAAAGAAAATCATTCCAAAGAGAATCATTCCAACGACCGCCGCCGCCAGCAATTTCTAAATCTTTACTTAGTGCGGCTGGATGATAGTTTGAATTGTAATCAAGATCGAACCGAAAACTTATTTTTGATTTACCATCTGTTGTGGCTTGCAATTCAGCACTATGCCAACTTTTGATTAATGTTGGCGACCCGCAATGGTTAAATGCCATTTTTACAGTCCAATCTATGCTTTTCCCTGAAAAGGAATAGCATTTGTCAGACTGGCGATAAACTTTGCCATCGCTAAAAGTAATGTAAACTTGATTAGGCGATTGCCAAAGTCCTTGTAACGGCTCAGGGTAGATAAAAGATGTACTTCTTGTTGTTCCATCAGGTTGCACCATTACGCATAAGTGCCGCCCCTCAGATGAATAGAATCTAACTTGGTTTGATTTAGCTTTAGTGGATGAATAAACAATATTGTACGGCTGTTTACCAAAGGCAAGTTTACGGTTTGCATCCATTTCACTTAATCTGAAGTCACCAAATTGCTCAGTTTGATCTATTCGAGTGATGCCGTTTTTTGTAATGGCGATAGGCATGAATGATGTTTGCAGCGTATTCGGAGTTATGCCAACTGGCGAGATGTCTTTTAACACCCAATCTTCACGACCTGAACCATAAAGACCTGATGTTTTATTTTGACAACCAATAATTAAAACGCCGCCGGTGGTGGATGATAATGCTGTTATTTCATCCCCTAAGCCGAATTGTTCTGAGCCTAATAATACCGCCCAACGATTAGGATGCCCGACTAATGAATGCCCTAATTGACCGCCAGCGAATGATGCAAATAGGTGATTTCTATGTGCGCAAATATATTGTGGACTATCATTATTCACTAGAATTGGAATAATAATCCCATTCGGACGAACCTCAATAATCTGCTCACCATTACACCCATAGGCATAATGCGTATTAGAGCCGCCATAGAAGTTGTGATAGATAAAATGCCAGTCTTTTCCTTTAGTTAGCGAAACCCTGTCACATTTTTCTATTGTCGCAACGGTTGTGCTATTTATCTGTAATGGTTGATTAGCTAAAACAGATTGTGACAAGACAACATAGCCCGATTTACTATCAGGCGCTAAAGATACTGAATGAATCACACCTCTAACATTGCCCGATGTAAAGTCTGAGTTATCCAATAGATTTTCAGGCTTAACTAAGTTTTTTAACTTTGCAATATACGTTGCTTGAGCAACCGTCCAACTATTATCAGAACTGATAAATGCACCGCATCTATCGCCATCATCACGAAAGGCGATTAGCTGATTATCCAGCTCTACAACGCCACGAATCTTTCCTGTTCCTGGAACTGGAAATACAGCATCAACACCTAACTGAAATGCTTTTCCTCGATAAGCTAAATCATCAGCAAAATCACCATCAATAGAACTATTTACATAACTTGCGGTAAAGCTAACACCACTAACAGAAAAACTTGTTCCGTTGGTCATTGTTGTTGGCTTTAAAAACGCAACAATAAAGGCATCATCTAATACATCAATAATGCGGTATTGTTTACCGCTATGAGTGAATGCCTTATTGTGAAATTGCTCTTTATTGGCGATATTTCCAACGTGCAACACGGCATAAGTCATTTGAGATGGAACTGTTTTACCATCCAAACATTCATATCCCTCAATTCTAGAAAAACCACCGCCATAAATAGGCTGCACATTTAGCGTACTAACCGCATCACTACTAGCCTTTGCGATTGGAGGAGTAGATAGATCCATCCCACCGCTAATAGCGATAAACTGTGATTGATTTCTCGGTAACTGTGCCATTTATTTGCCTAATGATGGAGTTGGTAAGAATTGAGTACAAAGTAAGTGCAGATATTTATCCCATTCATTTTGCCCACGCAAAATTAACTCTTGAGCATTTTGCGATAAGGCTTTTCCTTGCATTGCGTAATACACAATAGCCACATGGAATTTTTCAGGAATGAAAGGAGTATCAGCAGATTCTTCAAGAACTTGAGGATTTTTAGAAGAGAATCCATCACCCCAAAAATCCTCACTCCAATCACGCAAAGATTGAATATCTAGCCACGATTCACGAACTGCATCAACATACTCTAGACTACGACCTTTCTGATCGGATACGCCAAATGGGCCATCACCTGTATCATTCATTTCACGGCGTAACCGTTGAGCAAGTTGAAGATAATTCATTATTCATCACCTAATACTGTAATTGAGAATCGAGGCGCAAAGTATTCGTCTAATGTACCGTCTTTGTTTTGTGTAAAGCGGATTTCACCTGATTTAGCCAATAGCTGATATGCTGGTTCAGGAATAGATACTTCTTCACCACGTTTAATTAACGCATCCCAATCGCCGATACTGACATAAACATCACTGCTGTCTGTTTCGCTTGGTGCAATAATAATTCGCACACGCTTATGCGCTAACAATGGAATATCACCTTGCGTTTCTTGTGGCGCTTGTGGTTGTAATTGCACTTCCGCATCTGGGCGCAAAATGCCATTTGCTGATTCAAAATCAAGAATTGCTTGAACTAGCTCTTCTTTTTTGCCGTCTTTTTCAACGCCGCAATAATCACGCAAATGAGCAACTAATTCTTCTTTCGTTGCTTTTTTTAAATCAATAAATGGATAAGCCATGTTTCCTCACTAAAAAAATAGAGCCCCCACAAGGAGGGCTTTTGATTTACGAATTAAAACTAAAGTGATGATGCGGCCACTTCTACACGAACTAACCAAGCATCGTTTAGGATTTTACCCGCCCACCAAGTTTTCCAACCAACTGAGCCGGTTTGACCTAATTCATCGCCTTTTTCAGCTTTACCAGGATTGCGCACTAAAATTTGTGCAGCATCTTTACCTTTTAATGGGCAAGTTGCATAAGCATCTTGACCGAATACGGCGATTTTATACACGTCCGCTTTAGAGCCGGCAGTAGATAGCACTTTGGTTGCTGTCGGTGTACCACCTTTGTTGATTTCAGGTGTGAATAAAGGCGATGTAATAAAGCGCACGTTTTCGATTGTGCCGAACTCTTGTGGAACAATAGGCTGACGAGAGCCATATTCTGCAACTGGAGTGAATCCAGGTAAGCTGCGAATATCAGCCTCTAAGTCAGTATGACATACCGCAATGTATGCAGCCTCAATCGGTTTAGTACCGTATTTGATTGAGCCATCAAGGATAGATGTTTTTTTCTTCGCACGATTGCGTTGTAATTTACGCACTGCCGCACGAATATGCTCTAATTTAACCGCAGTATTTACATCGTTGGAAGAAGTGCCGTTGGCGAAAATAACGTTTGTACCGCCACTAATTGCGCCCCAAGCTAAAAGCTCGGTTGTTTCAGCCGCTTGTTCGCCTGAAAGCATTGTGGTGTCGCTTAACACTTGATCTTCGTGGGTATCTTGAATCACATCAGTGATTTCAACCCAAGAGCCGTATTGTTTTAATGCAACTTCCACATCTTCATACGCCATTTTTTGAGATTCTGGACGAACGCCCTCAGTTAATGGAGTTGTTGCCGGTGCAAATGGTTTTGGACGGCGGAATTTAATGGTTTGAGATTTGTTTTGCGGAACTGGTTTAGTTTGACCAAGTTTATTCAAAACAAGGATTGGTTCTGCGTGAGCTAACATTTTAGCTTCAGCATAAACTTTTGTGCGTGGAGAAATATCGCTATCGGTATATTTAGTTGTAGCCATGATAAATTTTCCTCAAATGAACTAACTTACTTATCGCTGTTTAGCAAATTCAGCAGCGAATTGGTTGAACAACGATTCTTCATCAACTTCATTGCCCCCTTTTGGACTTGTGCGACCAGTAGGAAGTGACAATGCTGAAAGTTGTTGAGAACGTTTATTCCGTTGCTCTGAGATTGATGCGGCAGTCTTTTTGTATTCATTGAGTAAGTAGATAGCATCTTGCGGATCGTCTGATTTAAACAACGCTTTAATGCCTTTTGGTTGATTATCTACCCATCTATGGAACATTGGATCGCCTAAAATGTCGTTTGCATCAGGAACGACTTGAGTCACTAAAGAGATTGAGCTATCAAGTTGTTGCTGCGCAAAATCTTGCATATTTGCATCGACCATCTGAGCAATCGGCGCTGAAATATCATCAAGGCGCTGATTCTGTCCGGCAATAAAGCGGGATAAAAACTCAGCAACTTCTGGATAGTCTGATCGCAAACTTTCCAATTCACCATCAAAGGTAGATTGATTTTGCTTAAACTGCTCCAGTGCGGCTTGTGCCTGTTGATATTTCTTAGAGAGAGCGCCAACACGACCACGTTGAGATTTAGCCATGTGTTCGTATCTCTCTTTTTCTGCTTTCATCAAACGGAAGTTATCTTTCACTTCATCAGTGGCATTTGCTAACCATTCGGGCAATACTTCCTCTTTTTCATCCGGCTGTTGCGGGATATTTTCTTGAGTGGTATTTTCCATGCGTTGATCGGACGCTGGCTGTTCGGTTTCATCTGCGACTGACGGTTTAACTTCGGCAGTTAGTCCACCTGATTCAAGTTGATTAGCGGCCTCATCGAAAGCGGCATCAGCATTAAATTCTGTGGTGTCTTGATTTTCCATTTATTACCTCATTAAGCGGCATATAGCGGCTTGTGATAATTCGTTGATAACAAAAAAGCCCACTCATTGAGCGGGCTTGTATTTAACCGTTTAGATCTGATACTAAACTTCTTAATTCTTTAATCTGACCTCTTAGAATATTGTATTGCTGAGGCGTTAAGCCCTCAGTGCATAAATCCTGACAATATTCATCGATCCGTTTATTTAGGTAGGAGATTAGAGAATTTCTATCTGTTGAGCTTGATAAAATTAATTTCTGCATAAAATCCCCAATAAAAAACCGAATTGCATTTCTACAATTCGGCTATTTTGTTGAATTTTACTGCAAATATTTTTAAATGTCAATGGATTAGTGTGTGTTTAATCCCTCCATTTGTCGATATTTACGCAATAATCGTGCTTGTACGCCGCTCATTTCTTTATTGTATCGTTTAATACCACTTTCATAAGCGACCGCACTGATTTTACCTGAACGCAATGCACGAGTAAGATTAGCTTTTTCACTTCTTGCTTTTTTGATGATGCTCTCTTCTTCCTCATGGAATTTGATAAGTTTCATCTTATCAGCATCTAACCAATCGCCTAATTCATTGCGCTCTTTGCGAGATTTGTATTCGTTATAAACGCTTTTTGCCTCTTCGCTCGCCTCATAGTATCGGCTCTGAATCGCAAATTCGTTTGTTGTACCAATAAATTGATTTAGGAATGGCGTGCGAGTTTTACGGCCTAAATCTTCACGGTTCGGATTTTCAACGAATACAGTATTTAGCTCTTTAAGACTACCAAGCATTGAGCTGTACCCATCAAACAAGTTTTTAATTTGCTCAGGGTGCATATCGATTCCTAATGTATCATTAAGCTCGATAGCGGTATCTTTCCAAAATTGAGCGGTTGTCGCCTTAGATTGCTCGGCTTTTAATTTATCATCACGCACATAATTAGTTGTGATTTTATTACCAAAAGCGGAACGATTTAAAACGTTTTGCATCACTGGCTGCAAGATTGATGGCGTTGCGGTTAAAGTGATTTTTTCCATAGGATATTTCGCTGCTGAAATTTCAGATGGAGATACTGGCGAAAATGTTTTCAATGAATGGACGAGCATATTTGCCCCCGCCTCAGTCAATGAAATATCACCAACCGCACCTTTTACAATGTTTGTGGAGAAATTCCACGCCATTTGCGCCATACCAAAACCAACCGGGATTTTGAAGTATTTACCCCCGCCAAGTGGAATCGGGATATAACGAGTGATGTCGCCAAGCTGATCCATTTTATTGCCGCCCTCGTCCTCATCGTCCATTGAGCGCAATACAGTGTAAAGTGAAGTCATTGCAGCCATGTATGCAGCAAAGCGGATTTGACCTTTACGAGTGGATAGATAACGCATTAAGTTGGCCGCACCCATTACAGTTGGTTGTGAGAACATATACAACGCTTTAATGCCTCGCATTTTTGAGCCAGTTTTGCGGAAGTTGGTTAATTCGAGCGTTGTTGCCGCCGCTTGTTTTGAATCAATGCCATTCTCCACTAATGCTTTATAGGATGCTAACGCTGATACTGTATCAAACATCTTATTGTAACCCTCAAACACCTTGCCAACTTTTTCAAGTTTGCCGGCTAGTGGATTATTTTCTTTGCGTAAGCGTTTAACTAAATCAACTTCTGATTTATCGAGATAAGTACCATAGTTTGATACTCCCCCCTCTTTTAGAAGTTGTTTTAACATTCGCTCTACTGGCACGCTATCACGCAATTCTTGACCGAATCCAAGGCGTTTAGTTGCTTGCCATACTTCTTTATCAGTAAAGGCATTTTTAATGGTATCACGACCGATTTTATCCATTGTTTTGCTATCAACTAGACGATTATTTTTATCGTAAAGTTTTTGCACTCGGATAAATTCTGATTTTTCCCAAGTATCACGCATCATATTCATTGGCGCAAACGTAACAGTCCATTGAGTAACGCCTCGAGCATACCATCCTGTCGGTTTAGAAATTACTTTCAAGAAAGCATTGGCGTGTTCAACGTTGTCATTGCGCAATGATTCCATCACTTGAGTTGGCAATTCATACTCATAATAATCACTGCCCTCTTTACGGATAAGCACGTTGTCGCTTGAGCGTGTTAAACCTTGCATTTTACGTTTACTAATACCTAAATTTGCGGTTGCTTGTTCTCTTGCCTCAGCATCGGAATAGCCTTTATCTTTCAATAAAGCCACTTCTGTTTCAAACAAGTCATCAATTCTAGCTTTAAACTCAGCAAAACCGGCATAGGTGGTGGATTTACCGATTGACTTCCAAACAGCATCAATCGCATCTTCAGCCTCAGAACTTGTACGACCTTTCAATGTTTTATCTCGTGCAATATTGAGTGCATTTGAGCCAGCGCCTGAGATAATATCAACATCTACATCAGCATTCGGATCGCCAGTTAAAGGCACATAATGGCGATTAGCCTTGTATTCTTGATACTCAGCCTCAGTGTATCGACCACTCGCACGATCAACATCTAATCTTGATTGATTAAGATCGTAAACGAGATCGGCTACATATTCCAAATTAGAGCGGCTGATATGTTTTTCTGTATTACTCATAATCAATTCAGCCTCAGGAATTGACCAACCGCCAGCAACCCCAACTTTAAAGCGATTGCCTTTGTTTTTGTAATCCGTGTTGTAAATATCAGCCTTACGGTTATCGTATTGCTCTTTTGCTTTTAGATAAGCCTCATGTAATCGGCGCACTTCTGCACTTGTACCGTTTTGTTTAGCGTTATCCAATAAGCGTTTTGTATCACGCATTACTTTTTCATCACGATTTAATAAATCAATGTTTTTCTCAATGGAATAGCGAGCTGAAATCCAGTTGCCAACCATTCTTTTCATTGTTAATTCATCAATCGGATGACTTTTATTTTGGCTTTGTTTAGAAAGTGCGGCAATTTTTGAAAGAATTGGTTTCAAATACGCTTGCTCCAATTCTGAGTTAATTGCATCACGTTTTCCCTTGGCCACATACATTGCATCTTTTAAGCGGCGTTTTTCATGGTCACGGCTGCTAGTGTTGCCTGTTTGATCTTCAAGGTGCATTGAATCAATCCAATCATTCACCGGGCGCAAGCTATCAGCTAACCATTCATCAACTTTACCCATCGCACGATTAAAGCGCTCTTTAAACCCTGAGAAGTCTTTGGATTTTAAGCTATCCCATGCGCTAGGCTCACTATGCGCCACGCCTGTCATTGCTAAATCAAGAGCGGATTGCATTGTATTTGCACGAGAGAATAAAATATCCCCGCCACGCTCTTCATCTAATTGATTTGTCGCTTGTTTAATTGCCTCAATTCTTGAATTAGGATTGGTGGAATCATAGGTAAAAATCTTCACTCCTGATTTTTCCAATACATCATAGGCATTTTTAGCAAGGTTATCAGGCACAACAGCGCCAGCAAAGTTGCTGAATTGTGTAATATCTTTCGCTTTACCCTCAAAATATTCAGTTGGCAATGCTTTGAGTTTATTTAAAAACGCATCAACTGCCATTCTGTTTTCTTGAGTGTCTTTAATACCGGCATAGCCAAATGCTTTTGAAGTGTTTTCATCAACCGCATTCCATAACACATCGTAAATATCTAAAGTGCTTACACCTAATTTGTTCGCTAATGAATCCCCCTCTTTTTTGAGAGCATCTCTTGCGGTTTCAAATTCTTCTTTAGATACGATTCGATGTTTATTGGCTTGAATATCAGCAATAGATTTAAACTTAGGCGTAACGGCTGCACGCACGTTAGGCATTCCATAATTAAATGATTCGCCACCTCGTAAATCTTTTTTGAGTTTTTTAACAACGTTTTCAATGGTATGCGCAACGTATTTATTGCGGCCATGACCATCAGTACCATTCCAAATTTTCTCTTTAACTGGCATGGTTTCAACGATGCTATCAACATAATTACGGAAAGCATCTTCATGCTCGCTAACCGCTTTTCGCATATTTGATAAGGTTTCAGGTTGATCTAATACTTTCTTAGATTCCTGTAATTTCAATCCCTCTTTTACTCTTGATTCGGCAAAAGTACGAACTGCATATTTATCCCCATCCAAGGCTTGTTTTGCTCGCACAATCACATTTTTAAGCGACGGCGATGGAGGTACTCTGCCCTCAATATCTTTGATGTAATCCTTGATAAATTCTCTGAATAAGCCCTCAAATTTATCCGCACTTTCGATGGATGAAATATCTTCCTCGCTTATGCCGGCTTTAATTGCTTTCTGAATGGATGGATAATCAGCGTGTACGCTTTTCGGAATATCTCGATAGGCTTTTTTATACGGAATATTATGCTCTTTCAAGAACTGATATTTAACCGCATCACTATTAAGCATCGCTTGTTTTGCGCCAGTATCTTCTAATCCTTGCGTAAAATCATAACCAAAGGAGCTATCTTCAATCTCTTTTGCTGATTTTTCAAAACGATTGAATAATGCTTTTTGATTTTTCGCTGAATACTCATAACTAATTCGAGGATAACGAGGCGAATAAATGTCACTACCGAAAACTTGAGCTTTATTTACGCCTTTCGGATCGATGTAATTACGACTACCAATTAAAGTGACTTCACCAAAGCTGGTTAATGGATTGCTTTGTTTTGCCACTGCAACGGATGCAAGTGGTAAGCCGCCAATTTTATCAGCGTGCATAATGCCATCTGCACTGATGTTGTGTGTCACGATTAAATCACGTTGATATTCTGATTCGCCTTTTCTGCTAAAACGAATATCATCGTTCTCTTTAGAAAATGCGCCAGTGTTAGAGGATGCTGATTTAATTTGATTGGAGTTGAATACAGCTAAGTTTTTAACTCCGTCCTCATTTACATAAAAACCATCAAATCCCAAGTCTTTGATTGATTCAATGATTGTTCTATCCTCTATCCGTTGCCATTTACCTTTTTTTATTTCACTAACAGCGCTAGAACTCAAACCGGCCATCACCGAAAGTTTACCAACGTGTTTTTTGTTAGTGTAATCAAAGGGATTCTTGGAGGAAATAAATAACGGCATAACATTTGCACCATCAGCAAAATCTCCGCCATTTTGCGTGACAAACTTATCAACAAATTTCGGATCGTCAGATACAAAATGAACGCCTCTATCATTGTTAAATATATTAAAATTATTTAATGTTCCATGATAAACCACTAACGGCTCACCAGTTTTAGGATTTACAACCTTACTTGCATTTTCAGGATCGTTTTCCCAATCACCGAACCATGCTTTAAACTCAGGCGAGCGCACTTGTTGCCATTGCTTGAATGTTAGCTCGGTTTCGCCTTTTGATTTTGCTTGGTTATAGCGTTCCTCAGTTAATTCTTCATTTCGACTAAAGCGCACATCGCCAATATCACTTGTTTCATTTAGCGAGCTAGATTTAATTCGAGAAATAAGATTCAATACATCTTCATCAGAAAACTGCGCTGCACGCTCAACACCAAAGAATTTTGATAAGAAGTCTTTGATACGTTGTGCGGTCATTGACAACCATGATTTAGTAGATTGTCTTTGACCTTTTTTAATCTCTACGCCATAGCGACTTTCAAGCTCATTCCATTTGCCTGTTTCGTGTGCGGCCATCATTTCTGCAATAGCCTCTTCAATCGCAACGGATCGATTGGTTGCGGCTAAATCATCAGTGTTTTTGCGTTGCATTTGAATAGCATCAGCGATCTGACTAATCGCTTTGTTTTTGCCAACTTCTTTCATTAAGCTGTCATAAGAGCCTTTATAGCCAACGTTGATTCCACGATGCGCCATTTCATGCCACGCAACGAATTGCAAACGTTCTTCTTTGCTCATTGTTTTGGTTGCATTGATACTGTCTGCAATCAATGTAACCTTGCCAGTTTTAGGATTAAACCATCCCTCTACATCAGAAGTGATCAAATGGCGCACATCTTTTGGAGGATTCGCAAAGGTTGCAACTTCAATATGTTCTGCCGCTTTGCCAAAGGTTTTGCGTAAGATTTCTTGCGCACGTTGAATTTCTGGATTAATTTGAGTTTCTTGATTATTTTTTGCGCTTTGATATTGACTTAGATCGGTTTCGGTTTTAATATTAAGAGCAGAAAGGTTATCAGCGCTAGTGAGCGACGATGGCAATTGAAGCCCAACTGTCCTAGCAAATTGATAGCCTTTTGTTTTATTCCAATAAATAGCTCTTGAGAGATCGTTTCCGATCTGTGTATCTAAATCTCTTCCATAGACACTTGCAATATTGATTACCTCTAATTGCCCACCTGATTTTTTTAATTGTAAAGCTGCGATTATTGGTTTTTCTTTTCCATTAACCACTTCATTTAGCTCAGTTAGGACAACTAATCCATTAGGATTTGTTGAGCTAGGATTCGAGCGCATTACCGCAATCGGATTATTAATTTGTGCTGGGATTTGTTTTAAGTCATCAACGGAAACACTGTGTTTAAATAGTGCTTTATCAATAACATTTTCACGCATTGCAATTTTTACTTCTTTTAATCCCAACATTTTAAAAACGGGAGGCGTTGTTCCCATGTTTAAAAATCTATCGTTCCGCCCTCTTTTACCGTTGGCAATCTTATCCACCGATTTCGCAAAGTCAGAATTAGCGGATTCATTAAGGCTTAATCGGATGGTGTCATCAGCATTTTTCGCTTGCTGCAACGAGCCTAATTTATCAAACTCTACATCGGCAAACATACTGGCTTGTGATAGATTGCCTTGCATTTGTGCTTGGTCAAGGTAAGCGCCTAACACTTGCGCAATACGTTTACCACTTCTGCGATTTTCATCAAAAATGGTTAGAATTTCTCGAGCCTCAGGCGATAAATACCCCACAAAATCTTCTTGAGCGAGATAATCGCTGATTTTGAACCCTTGCGCATTGAGTTGGTTGTATTTCTCAACGGCTTGGATCACATCTTTTGAAATATTTACATCGCTTGATAACTTGCCAATATTGATGCCTTGCTGAGTTTGAGCAACTTTAGGCGCAATAGAGGTTAAAGCGTTCAATACGTTTTTTGCGCCCTGATCTGTATTTTCAATTAAGCGGGATAATGTTTGACTGTCGCCATAAGCCTCATACAACATCGCATTGCGCATACGTTGCACGCCAGTTTGACTGAGATTACCACGACTATCTAATAATTCATTACGCACGTTCTCAGGCT